TTTCCTTTATGCTCCTAGTCCACTGGTGCTAGCCAGTTTTAACCAGCGTCCTCTCCTTCGCTGGTTTTTTTTGAGCTAAGAAATGTCCTGCAAATATCCATACGCTTTATGAAGATGATCCTTAATCAGTTGGTCATGGCATTCTTCCATCGTGTCGTCAATGAGTGCGGCAGTGGAGTCGATGTCACCGCTCTTGAGTAATGACATAATCTCACGCAAGGGTTCGCCCATAACGTCAGACATGGCGTTGTCGATAGCCACACCTATGTTTGTTCTAGCTAGTGCAATTGAGTTTGTTTTGTAGAGATGCATAATGAATGTCCATGTTTACGGAGGCATTCATTATGAGTAGATTGACTGATAACTTTCGTCCGTTACTCGTAAAAAATATGGACTCCAATCTTACCTACGATAGGACGAACCTTCGCCCATGATGGGTAAACGTATTCAGCATGATAGTGGATAGCTTTTCCCACTGAACCCTTAGTTCTACCAAGCAACACACCTTCAGCCACTTGTTTAGATAACTCCCAAGCAGCTAAATTTGTAGGGACATCAGAGAGTCCATCACAGTGCCAGCTAAATTGACATTTGTGTTTCAAGGGATAGCCATTCCAGTACACTCCATCCTTCACCACCCCACATACAGTGTCAGGGTATCTGGGTGACTCCACTCTATTCATGACCACCTCGGAGACAGCTATCATCTCAGCTATACCTTGGCTCCTCGTCTCGAAATAAACATTGAGTGCAAGACAAAACGCAGCTTCAATCATTCGCCCACCCACTCACGGATTGTCCGTATCGGTCTGTGTAAAGAGTCAGCAATATTCTCCAGTGTACGATTGTTCTCGTAGTACCACTCAGCCTTTTGCTTGGGAGATTTTGAGGTCACAACGATTGAGTTGTCGTGCTCGTCTCGTGCAAATCCAACGTACATCACACGCTCCATTAGGTCAGACCACTCTCTAACCTTTCCGTATCTAAGCTCCATCACGACAGTCATAGTTGCGTTACGAGGTATCTGCTGACGGAACCTTTGGAAGACACAGTTGCCTCCCTCCCTCTCCGCTACATCTGGAGCAAACAGTCCAGCGTTTTGATGAGCAGTAGACTTATCTTCGTACACCTGAGTGACGCGCATCTGAGTCTCTACCACTGTCAGTTGGTTGGTACTCCCTGCTTCACGACCAAGCCCAGATTCAGATGGCTTGTTGCTATGGTGTAGCCAGATGACAGCAAAACCAGCGTTACGCAGCTTGAGTAAGATGCTATTCATTCTGGCCCAGCTCTCAGCCTTACTCTCTTCAAGTCCAGAGAAAGCAGAACGAACAGTGTCGATGACTACTACGTCTGGGTTAACTTGCACCACCCATTTCTGAAACTCCATCAACCCCTTCTGATCGTTAAGGTTAATCTCTTTCTGGCTTATGAATGGAGTCCACATTTTAAACTTATCGGTTGACCCAAATGAATTACGGAAACGATTAAGCATGTTGCCGATAGTCGCCCTGCCGTTTTCCCAGTCAAAGTAAAGTACATTGGCTGGCTTCTCCACCTCATACGCTCCCATGTCTCTACCTACCGCCAGATGATACATAGCGTGTTGGCAGAACATTGACTTGCCATGGCCTGAGTACCCAAAGATTTGAGTGATACTTCCCTTCCTTAACCACGGCTCTATAAGGTACTTAAAACTTGCAGCCTCTTCGATCAGCGAGTCAGCATCAGCAACAGTCAAAGGTTTGATGATGTACTCATCTTCTTTTTCATCATCAACATCTAAAGTGAACGCAACATCGGCATCCCCTTGATCACGCGGAATGTAGTTACCTTCTATGTCGAAACGCTCTGGATGATTCCGCATTTCCTTTTCGCGGATGCTATCCAAGTTCACTTTGAATTTGTGTTCTGGCAGTGGCTCTTCATAAAACTTGTCCATGAACTCACGACCAATCTTCTCCAGCTCTGCACCAACTCCATGCACCAGAACCGCATAAGATAAATACTGAAAGACCCGATCATGACAACCATGCCCACCTGTTATTGGAATCTTATTGCTATCGAATTGTCTAGCGTAGTCCTCTGTCTCTTTCCAGATGTCTCTTCGAGAATCACCTTCCATTGCCAGTGACGCAAGATCAATTGATTCAAGCCCAAGAAACTCAGACGTTGCTGCATCAACAGATGCTTGGGGCTTGATGTAGTCTTTGAAAATAGGCATGTCCTCGTGCAAGTCCATGCCCTCTGGAATTGACCAAGAGTAGCCAGATGAAGGAGGTGCTTTGACGTAGCTCCCATCTCCACGAAAATCTAATCCATTGCAATCGATCCAGTGCTTACCGCTATTGATTCCTGACCTTGGCCCACGGATGGCTCCATCCATTGGATGTGCGAAGTAGTAATGCCAACCTCGTTTAGTCTTCACTTGTATAGGCGAGATGTAACCTTCCAGTTTTGCACGTTCAACAGACTCTTGATTGTCTGCATCAACAACGCACAATCCTGAGATTGCTCCAGTGATTACACCCACATCTGCATCAGGCCATGCTTCCCACCATCTCTCCAAATCCTCACATTTTGGTAGCTCTGACTGAAACTTCTTCCACTTCACTAGCGGATGTTTCTCAACAGACGATAGTGGGATAACAGACCAGCCCGACTCTAAATACTCCAATGCCCTTTCTAAATTTTCCGCACTCATACTCTTCCTTATTCTTTGTTATACGTCTTCCGCGCATTCTTCTCTTTTGTTGTTAACTCTCTATCAATCGTCCTTGGGGCCAAGCCTCTTTTTATATGACCCGTCCTTGCTATCACTTCTTTTACTTCAATAGGCTCGAAGTAAAAGTCCAACTCAATGTCAGGGAAAGCCGTCTTAATATCTTCAAGCAACTTTGAGCTAACGCTGTCGGTGTTAATCCATCTATAGAAGGAGGTGCGTGGATGGCCCGTGTATCTGGCAATTGCCGAAGGCCCACCCAGATCTCTAAACAAGCGGTGGAGATTTAATCTGTACTGAACTGACATGACTTTTTTCCTTGTTGATTAAAAAATGTGTTGATTTCGAGACAATCTTGCCATATCCTATCGATGATTACAAACACCATCAATACTATTACAAAAGAAAAGAGGTAAGAAACTATGGGAATGTTTGATTCGGAATCGAAAGATGATTCAACACATGAAACAAATTGCAAAACAGAAGTCGTTAACAGTGAGGCTCTAAGCAGAATTGAAGAACATGCATTAGATGTTGTGCTTCTTCAGCAACGCTACAAAGCTGCCAAGGAAGCCTTAGACGCAGCGACAGATGGGTTATCAATGTCATTGCCTAGTAATATGAGAGAAGTCGGTGAGCACATCGTACAGACCTCTCAGCTACGAGTGCAGACAACAGTCGCAGAGAAGATGACTTGGGATCAGGACATTATGTCTGATCTATACAAGCAAGCAGATGATTTACCTGAGTGCATGAATGTTAAATTTGCTGTCACTAAAGGACGCTACGAAAAGGCATCACAAATTGATCGAGATCGATTGGCTCATGCCTTAACTCGTTCAGCCGCGAAACCTAAATTTAAAATTGAGGCCATCTAATGTTTAAAGTTTTAAACACGACCGATGCCAATGTTCACTTCGAGAAGACGCTCTTATGTGCTCATCATGGCTTCGGAAAAACAACTCAAGCCATCCATGTTCAACGCGAATACGGCAAGACATTAATCATCTCCTTGGAGGGTGGCCTAAAATCTTTGTCGCTCGTATCAATTGATGTGATTCCTGTGACCAGTTGGGACGATGAACACAAACCAGATAAAGGCGTGTTCTCCTTTCGCGGAACTATGAGCATGATCACAACCGCAGAATTTAAAGCAATGGGATACAAGGCTATCTTCATTGACTCAGTAACTGAGTTGTCAGATCAGCTAATGTCTTTCTTAGAAGAGAAACATAAGGACAACAAAAACACGTTTGATAAGTGGGGTGATAACTCTCGCTTGATGATTGCTGCCTTGAAATGGATGCGAGATTTAGACATGCATGTTGTGTGTACCTGTCTCCTAGCCGAGGAGGAAGATGACAACGGACAGACTACCTACTGGCCCATGGTCAAGGGTGGCAAGGTGAGTAAGCAGATACCTGCATTGTTTGACCATGTGTTTTGCGGCAAACGCAAAACAGCGGAGGTTGATGGAGAGTTAAAGGTGACTCGATACTTGGTTACTGATCAGGTGCAAGGACACTATGCCAAGGCGCGTGATCCACGCAGACGTTTGCTGCCCGTGGAGAAGTGCGATGACATCACTGTGTTGTTTGCAAAAATGCAGATGGATGATGAGCAGTGGGCAAAACATAAAAGCAATATTAATAAACTGGCAAGCACTACCGCTGCCACAACGGAGAAGTAACTTATGAGCGATTGGAATGGTTTAGCAGGAATAGATTTATCAGGTATTGAAGCTGACAAGGGTGGCTCTACCCTCGCGGCTGGATCACACATCTGTCGTATAGCAGATGCTGAGATCAAGAAGACCAAGAATGGTAAGGGTCATCGCTTGGCTGTAACCCTTACATCTATGGATGGGTCAGGTCAGGTCATCGACTACATGAACATTCACAACGCTTCTGCTGAAGCGCAGGAGATTGGTCAACGTAGGCTGAAGACAATGTTAGTTAAGGCAGGTTATACCCACTCAACTCCAGATGTTGTGAAGATGAAAGGTCTGACAGTTGGTGTTCATGTAGTGCAGGGTGCTGATTGGCAAGATCAGACAGGTGAGCGCAGGAAAGGTGGTGGTGAGCCACGCCAGAACAACCCGTACTTTGCTGCTGGTGATCAACCAGCCGCTCCAGTAGGTGCGACAAGCACTGCATCTAGTGATGATAGCTTTGATGACGACATCCCCTTCTAAGTCTTAGCCATGTTAACAAGCCCCTTTATTGGGGCTTTTTTGGTACTACAATAAGAGGATAAGAGTATGGAAAAGTTTGATGGCAGTGACTATAAGCCAGAGCGAGATGACGAAAGGTTGGACAAGCAAATAGACAGAGTGAAGAAAGTTTGTAGCAGCGGAGTACCCATGACGCTATCTATGATTGCGACCTTGAGTGGTGATCCAGAAGCCAGTGTTAGCGCACAGCTTCGTCATCTAAGAAAGGAAAAGCATGGGTCTCATATAGTTGATAAGATTCATTTATCACATGGACTTTATCTATATAAGGTGACTCTCAATGACAGATCAAACGCAAGCACTTAATGTCATAACACTGATCGATGAAGCGTATGACTTGGAGACGGAGAGTAAATCTCGCAAGTACATTGGGGCCAGTGGAGTAGGCAATCCATGTGACGCTAACCTAGCGTTTTCATTGCGAGGCTTCCCTAACACTGAGCCTCCAGCATTTCTCAAGCGCATCTTTGCGATGGGACACATGATCGAAGAAGTTGTTGTCGCTGACCTTAAAAAGATTAAGGGTGCAGTGGTCATCGAGAATGATCCAGCTACTGGAGAGCAGTGGAGTTATCAGGAGTTAGGTGGACACATCAGCTCCCATACTGATGGCATGATTGAGTTGGATGGCAAGAGATACATCCTTGAGATCAAATCCATGAACAACACGAGCTTCCAAAAGTTTCTGAACAAGGGCGTGAAGATTTCACACCACAGTTACTACTGTCAGTTGATGATGTATATGGCACTGGCTGACATGAAGGAGGCATTCTTCATTGCGTACAACAAGGACAAGTCTCGCTATCATGCGGAGATTGTGGAGTTCGATCAGCTTGAGTGGAGCTATCTAAAACATCGGATAGTGACTGTGCTGGAAGGCAATGCTGCTAAGATCAGTGTTGATATAACGGATTGGAGATGTCGAGGATGCTTCAAAAGAGATGTGTGCTGGGGAGAAGTTTCAGTACCAGTTGAGGCATCAAGCTGCCACTTCGCCAAGCCCATCAA